AAAAAGAAGAATATGGTTTCCCATATTCTTCTTAGTGTTATGATTAATAACCACCGCTAGAGTCTCCTTCACCAGGAGCTAGTTTAACGAGGTCATCGGATTGTAATTCGGCTTTAAAGTCAAGTTTAAGTTTCTTAATATCTTCATCCAATTCTTCGAAGTCAAGTACACCTTGCATAGTGATGTTCTTAACAACGTAGCGATAGATTCTATCCTTAATACGAGGATCATCTTGATCGTTATCACCACTATACATCTTAGTGATGAATTCAGCAATAGAATCAGAGGAGCTGATGATATCAACGATATTTTGACTATTCAGCGCTTTAGGTCTCGACCATTCAAAGTAAATGTTATCAATATCTACATCATCGATTCCATAATCACCAAATGATAATAGCTTACGATAGAGTTCAGTACAAGGTACTTCCAATTCAGCTTGGATAGATACCATACGAGATACGAACTTACTATTTAACATTTGGATTTGTTTAGCAAAGTCAACTTCTTCTAAGTAGTTGATCATAGCACTAGGACAGCCAGTATTAGAAATCATACCTTTACGGAGTAATTCCAATAGCGGTGTATCTAGTGGAATATCTTGACCTTGCATAACTTCAATTTCAAAGGCACGTTCACCGTTGGCACCAACAGGAACAGCCAAGTCTCTACCTTTACCTACTTTAGATAATATACCACGAACGGAACCGAAATCATTATAACTGATTTGGTTCATCTTATAGTCGGATACTACTCGGTTGATACGGTTAGTGATGTCTTTATCGACACCATTACCTTTAACCATGAACATACGAGTGTCAGAACTACGTGTTACAATCATGATAATCTTAAAGAGTAAGATGGATAGATAGAGCATACCGTAGAATAAAGAACGTTTCAATACAGATACGCCCATATGAGTATTATAATCTTCATTTACTTTGAAATGAGTCATATAGTTTACAGGAACGAACTGTACTTTGAAAGACTTCGTATAGAAGTTTTCATAGGAAATTGCATTAGCAATCAATTCTTTAAACTCAGCATTCTTACGTAAGAATTTCTTATCAATACTTTCACAAATACGAGCGGAAAGTAAAGAAACCAATTCTTCTTCAAACTCACGTCGTTTACTATTTTGGAACATCATAGTGGTACGACTCAATGTATGAACGGCATTCAATACATTGGAACGAGTTTCATCAACGGTTTCATATAATACATAATACCCAAGTGTATAATCCATAATACGAATTGGGATAACACGACGAGGGTCATAAAGTTTCATATATACACCTTTAACAGTGTCTTTGAATTCTTTCTTATATGCATCCGTTAAGTCGTTGATGTTTTTAGCATCCATTGTACCATCGGCGAATGGATTCATGGATTTACCCTTATCAGCTGTAGGGTCGGCGACAGTATTCCATGTTTTAGATTTCTTCTTAGTTTGCATAGCTTTGAATAGGTCCTTACGGATATCTTCATCAGCTAGCCCAGCAATAGAAGAATCTTCCAATAATGGGACGCCTGGGTCATTGATAACACTAATACCTTCCATGATAGTATTGATAGTGTTCACCATATCGGAACGTTTATACTTAGTATCCACTTGCTTGAAATCTTCTTCATAACGCTCCAATAATGGAGTAATAGATTCCATAGCAGGTGTCATAGTACCTTTTTTCGCATTTTCAGGAAGCGTATTTTCATAAGCAATCGTCTGCTCAAAGATGTTTGGTAATCGTTGATCATTATAACGATCATCTAATGCTTTGAACTTAGCGAATAAGTCTGTATATGGTTGTGTGAATACAAAGAAGTTACCATATGTGAGAGTTCCTGGAATGATAATCTTCTTTAGTTTATCTACAATACCCGTTACTTCTTCCATTGATTCAATGGTTTCTAACTTTGTTTCATTTTGTGATACATCAGACTCACCCTCGAATCTGATAATGCGTGAAACCTCAGAAGTGATATTATCTGTGTTTGTAATAGCATCACGCATTGTTAAGATGACTTCATCTAATTCAGATACTTGCTCTGTCAATAGACGAAGGTCTTCATACATATTATTTACGTTTTTATATCGTTCACTAAGAATGATATTGATTTGGCTATTTTCATCACCCAATAGCTCCTCAATGGATTGACCTTGCATGAAAGTGCTCATGCTGGTATATGACTTAGGGCTCTTGGTGAAAATAGAATTTATAAATGCAGCTACATCCCTACCATTGTGTGTACCAGACACGAATCGATTTGTCTCCTTTTTCAAGAGATTATCGATATCATCTGACATGGCATTGATTTCGTTTTGTCGTTTATTACTATCCGTTAGTGTAGTAGTTTTAAACAAATCGAATAGACTGCTGATAGTACCATTTGTTTTGGCAATCTTCTCTGCACGAGTTTTCATCTCTTTCAAATCTAACTCAGGCTGGTTGCTTTTATTTGGTTCGTTAGCCAAGTACTTCACCTTCTATTCTCTAATATACTAATAATTTCACATTACAGAGATGTTAAAAATGGTAAAAAAAGAAGACCCGAAGGTCTTCTTATTCTGTCTCCCACCTAATAGGAAACAATGTAATGCTTAGTATATAGATCCCAGTTTTCAGTTAATGAGTGTAGGATAACTTCATAGATATCGTACTTCCCATCCATCAATCGGTAATGAACTAGAACCCTATCAGCTTTCTTAATCGCTGGTAATAATTCTTTTGTTAATACCATATGAATTCTTGGAGCTAACGCAAACTCTTCGATTTTATAATCGATTAAGTTATATAGAACTTCCTCAGGGATTTCCTTAGTAGCCCAACCATTAGTACCTGATTCAATATCATTCATATCATTCATGATAGTTCGACGATGTTCATAGTTGTTCATAGCTACATAGGCATCAGCATCAATAAACTTACCAATGGAGAAGCAGAGTTCTTTTTTATCATTTGATAACTTGAACTCGTTGTCATCAGTAAGTGTTTGAGTCATACAGATACCTTTTAATGCCTTACTCAATGAGTCAATGTCTAATACAGTACATTGCATGAATTCTTCATCAAATTTATGACGAACCAAACTTTTTACATACGTTGACCGTTTAACGGTTTCCGCATACGGTGGAAAGATAAATCCATCCACCGATATATAACAGTCATACATATTCTTGATCACTTGGTTGAGATCATAGATTGCATTACGTTTCTTAGGGGGTATTACTAAATCACGCACTTCCATATTGACCAAACTCCTTAATTAATTCTTCACCTGTTGGTAATCCGAAGTAGCGATTACCGATAAAGGAATAATCTTTCGATAGGTAGTCTTCTAAGAAGACTTGACCTTCATCGTAAAATACATTATCTGGGTCTGTATTATATTGACCAAACCCTTCTAATTTAATTTTACCAATCATTGGAACGGTACCAATATTATGAGTGATAGTGATGTTTGGGTACATGGATGAGAAGTCGTAGTCGATAACCCGACTAAAGATGAATTTCGATGGTCTCCCTAGTATTTCAACACCAACCTTTTCATTCAACATTGGGTCACCTACGAGAGCACCTGCAAACCCTTCTTCATCATCATCTACATCCTTTTCAGCATTATCATTATCAAACCCACGGTTACCATAATCGATATTGTTATTATTACCGATAATGAAACCCTGTTTATAATATGATAAGTAAGCACGATTCTTCAATAGAATTGTTTGACTGAATGCTGATTCATATTGTGTCGCATTAATCAATGAGCGTTGGAATACGTTATCAATATCATGCGTCTTCATTTCGATGCCATATTGCAACAGAGTATCCTTGATATTATATAGCACGAATAACTCATAGTTTTCATATGGTAAGGTTTTGATATTTGCCTCATCACTATAGTCAAGTTTTTCATCGTTTAGTTCTGCTTTAGCAATCGCATTCAAACGAACCGTTTTCAATTCGGAACGAGCTTTACGAATCTTGATATATTGAGACATTTGGTCTAAGTAGACCGATTTAGATGTGCATGTGAACACATCATTCTTTGTTTTGAAATCATGGTGTCGATGGTCTTTACGATAGTAAAGTTCATCTTGGATAAACTCTGGGTCACACATGATTTTCATAGGGTCGTGACCTAGTGCTTTAATCCGATCAATGAAGTACGGAATATCGAACGCCATGTTCCAGAAGAGTATGAAGTCCCGAGCCAATGTGTTGAATAGACGGAATACTTCTGTAATCATATCAATCTCAGTATCGTACATATGAATCTCATAATTGAGTTCTCCGTACGATTCATCGAAGGTCTTATGACATTTATCAATAAAGTTAGGAATACCCTTCTCAAACTGCTCTATGAGCGGATTCTCAGGGTTTCTTAAAAGAAAACTGTGAACAGTCTTCGTTTCTGCATCGACAACGGCGACGGCATTGATAGGACAGATGTCCGCAGTTGGGAAACCCGGTGCATCAATGCCGTCAACTTCGATATCGGCAAATACCTTAGTTAAGGAATACTGCATATCATAATCATGATAGTGTAACATCCACTCACATCTAAAGTAGTTTGGATATGGATAGTCTGTTGCTAATACATATGGATAGTGATGTAAGTTTTTCTTAGCTGTTTTATTATTCTTATTACACCACTCTTTATAGTCAGCCAGTTTCTTACCACCAACCTTAACTATCTCATTAATCATATTCTTGAACTTAATGATTTTTTGATCACACCGTTCCAACGGCATATATGATGGATAGTGGGTATAATCTCTATACTGCGGCTTCACAATATACATCATGTATTGTGGATCTTCAATCGTTTGAATCCACTTACGTCCAGTACGAACGTCTTTAAATACAACGGATGCGTAATCATGTTTACCAGGAGATTCCCAGTCAGGTCTATGGTAGAATACGTTGAGTAGTAAATGGTCTTTGGAGTGCGGAAGCTCCCCAAAGACTTTTTCACCACGATAGTTATCTAATAAACCAATTTTACTCATCTCGATTTACCTCAGTATCAAAATCAACATCGTTTTCTTGATAGGCTTCATTGAAGCGATTGATGATTTCCTGAGGACTAAATTCTTTCTCTGGGTCGAATTGGTTCGTAGAAAGTAAACGATATAAACTTGGCGCACAATCACGCAATAAGGCATCGCGTAATTCTGGTTTACCACCAATGATATCGCGGAACTGCTTACTATTGAATTTGATATCTGGAGCAGATTCAAAGTAAGAGTATGGATTACGACCTTTGATAACACATGCCATATTTGCATAATGTAGCATAGTCAACCAAGGATCGAATCCCGTATTGTAATCATATACCAACTGTACGGAAGAACCGCCACGGTTAGTCTTAGATTTGATGAATTGAACTTCAACTAAGAATCCATCGAATCCATCTTTCTCAAATACATATTTCCCTTTATAAATAAAGCGAAGTAAATTTTGAGAATAGTAGATAGGACCTGTACCACCAGGAATGTTTTCGTTGGTTTTCATGTACTGGATTTGTGCTTGGGTCTTTTGGAAAGCCATTTCTGGTTTATCTTTGATATGGTTAATCGCCATAACCGTGATATTGGCTTTTTGGATGATAGGACGTAAGCGTTTATAGAACGTATTGTAAGCAATCGCCAAACGCATGTTGTAGGTTTGTGTACCTAATTCGTCACTATCTTCTACTTCTTTAGTTTGTAAAGAAGGGAGGGAGTCAATCAAGTATACAGTTGGTTCTGGTAGACAAATTTCATCACCATACTCATTCAACTTACCTGTATTATAGAATAACTCCTTAGTTTCTAACTTTACTTTAGCCAGATGGTAGATGTGTTTAAATACATCCTCTACATAATCTAATGCTGGCATATAGTATTTTTCTTTCATTTCTTCTGTAGTGAAATGATTCAATGCACGAATACGGGATAAGTTAGAAGAACCCTCTGCATCGATATGATAATATTCCCCATATTCGAATGGACGAATGATATGGGAACCTGCTTGTACGCAGAAAGACGTTTTTGCTACACCGGATTTACCAATGACAGTCATGAATTGACCACCAAAAATACCTGTGTTAGCCCAACGGTCAGTTACATTATTATTTTTATCTGTTACAGATAATAGGTATCCATTTTGATAATCAAGAGGCATGAACCCACTGGAATAACCCATTAAGTTTCTTGCTTCTGCTGTAAAGATACCTTTCTTGTCATGCTCTAATAGAGCGTCATGTAATTTAGCCATACTGGTCTCCTTTCATATGTAATAGATAGTCGAATCATCTATAATCTCTCAAGAGGTAAAAATAGAAGAGATACCGAAGTGGTATCTCTTCTATGATATATAGATTCAAACTATATTATTTCATACGAATGATTTTTAAATCATTTGTGATTACCATAATTGTACGATAGTAGTGGTAACCTAATTTAGCCAATCGTTCGATTACTTCATCACGATTGTTTTTCACAGTATTAGCATCAAAGTCTACGATGTATGTAATAGCACTAATACGTTGTTTTTGTGCATATACACGCAATTCGCGTTGGTCTAATACTTTAGCAGAACGTTCAGTGATATGGAAACGGTCAGCTACTTTAGTATACAATTCATCGCTAATTTCACTTAAGCGTGCAATTGTGTGAGTATGACGAGCTGGACGGTATGTACGGATTTCACATACGCCTTCTTCGTTACGTTTATCACTGATGTCGAAGTAACCTTTTTGACCACGTGGTGGAACATCAAGAGTGTTCATAACACTATTAACGATTTCATAGGAATAACGACGATCACTGTAACGAATCATCAAGCGGTTCACTACGTCACGATTCAAATCACTACGTGTGATAAATTGAACGAATGGTAATGTTTGACGAGTATTCAAGGAAATAATCGCATGGAATACTTCATGCTCTTTATCAATTTTATATGCGTAGATGAATGCATCGCGGCTATAATAATTGATAAGGTCTTTACCATCTTCTAAGGAGATGGAAAGTAACAATACGTCTGTATTGTAACCATCATTGGACGGCATTACGAATGGATTGTAGTGACGATGGTCGAAGCGAAGTGTTGTTTTAACATTCAATACTTTGCTGATTTCGAATCGATGACCAAATTCGTTACCCACTTCCATGTGTGCTACTTCATCAGCCACATCATTTGTCTTGAAGATATCCAAGCCAAATTTGTTGTCTGCTACTGTGTGAATACGTGCAAATTTTTCGGTTTTGTCTGTTACTGTCCATTGTGGATGGTTTGTTTGGTTGTAAATGAAGATCATAATAGGTTCGTACCTTTCATAAAATAAATAGATCTAAATTAATACTCAATTACTTGTAATGTCACGAATAGAAAAAAATAAGAGAGCTGGCGATATACCAACTCTCTTATTCTTCGTGTACACACAGGATCCTATCTATACAAGATATTACTTGTCAGATTTTTTAGGACGACCAGGTTTACGTTTTGCTGGTTCTTCCTTTTTAGGTTCTTCTACTTTAGGTGCTACTTCAGATACTTCTTCCGCTAATTTACCAATATAGCGTTCATAGTATTTGATGATGTTAGGATAGTCTTCTGCTGGAAGTGTATCGAATTGTACACGACGTGCACCATCGCGACCTTTCTTAGCATCTTTAATGCGTTCGTTACGATACAATTTGAAGAATTCCTTCAATTGCTTCTTACCCCATAAGAATTCTTTCTTAGCTTTCTTAAGCTGTTTCTTGGAAAGCTTAGCTTCTTTCACTTCTGGAGCTAACAAGATTTGACCTTCTAATACACCAAGTAATAGACGACCGATTGTGTTGTACAATGCTGTTTGAGGTACTGTGAAGTTTTCAATTGCTTTGGATTTCTTTTCCAATGCGATGGAAATCATTGCGTTGCGAACGACTTCTTGGTCAGCACCATCTAATGCGATAAGGTAAATCGCTTTCAATGTGTCAATGTTGTTCAATTCAGCACCGATATGTACAGTGTACTTATTATCAGCTAGACGTTCAACACCACGTTTTTGTACTTTGTACAAAGATTGGTTTAAACGGAACATATATTTGCGTACATTGAATTTGTTTAGGTATTCAACTGGAACGATATTGGCAGCGATGTCAATAGCGTATTCTTCTTTGATACCTAATTTAGTCAACTTTTTAATGATTTTCTTAGCAGATACTTTTACGACATCAGCTACAGTATCACGCAATTCTTTGTAGTATTCGATTGCTTGACGTTGACGTTCTTTTTGCTCTTCGTTAGGAACGATACCTGGTTCTGTTTGGAGAGATTTTTCAATCGCCAAATAGGATTTTTCCAAGTAATCCACTAACATCACATGTAAACCTGCTGGTACATCATCGCGGAAATTGTAATCCTTAACGATTCTACGAAGCGGTTTAACGAAGAGTTTCATAGAAGTGATGAGGTCAACGAATTGGTTTTCGTAACGACGTTCTTCACCTCTGAAGGAATCCAAGAAATAATAATCCACTAACGGAATTAAATTATCCGCAATGTGGGATTTCAATTCATCCTTTCCCATCTTTTTCAAGTTTTTATACTTGAATTCAGACAAAATGTGTTTGCCACTAGTCTTTTTCATAGTGTACTCCTTTATTATAAAAGAATAAAATAAATGAACTAATAATCTGTTTCCGACTGATTAGTTCTTAATAAAAAACTCTGACAGATTTTACTCTGTCACAGGAATAATATATAAACGAATAGGTAGTTAGCCTATTCGTTTATATAGAATTGATTAATATTTATCCAGGATGGAATCCATATCGAATTCATCATCGGAATCGTTTTTAGCATCTTTAGTACCATCATATGCAGAGAGTTTATCTAACGCATTGTTAAGTACGGAGCTAGTTTGCGTTTTATTTAACTCCTCTTCTACTCGTTCGATGCGATTGATAATTACTTTGATACGTTTATCTGGTACAGAAAGACCACTTAATAGCAATACCAATACGTTGAGCTTATCACTTTCTTCGTTTTGTGCGAAGTGTTTGAAGTCTTCGATTGGTTCACCATAGAAGTGACGAATGCTTGGTAAGTTCTCATTGAACTTATCATTCAAGCCTTTAGTAAGGTATGCGATGAAGCCCATGCGTTTTACGGTATGGTCATCTTTTTCAGAGCAGTTCATACAAGAATCTTTAACGGAATGGTCTAATAATACACCATCCAATGTTTCATCAGCACCAATGGAATCTTCGTAGATACCAGTTAATACATCCATGAAAATAAGCCCTGGAACGGAGATGATTTTACGCATATCTTTATCGTCAATCATGCCATATGGGGAAGAGTGAGAGAAGTCGCCACGAATCGCAGAGATCATAGTAACGATTTCTTTATTCACTTCATCCATTTGTTTATTGGTTGGTAGGTATGCACGTTTTTCGTTATCGAATAACATGTAAGAACCACCCAAGTCAGACATTTCTTTCAAGTATTGAAGCGTATTACGTTGTGCACCAACGGATTCACCCAATGTAGGAAGAATGCCCACATTAACGAAGATTTTGTTTTCGTCTTTACGGAAGTAGTTGCGTAGGATATCTGTTAGGATAGGACCCATACCAGAACCTGTACCGCCACCAGTGGAATTGACTACAAAGACGATATCCGTTTGATCCATGAATCTCTTGAAGGCATCATCCTTGATTAAGTCTTTAATATTTTCTTTCACAAAGCCTTTTGCGATAGAACGGTCTTTACCAGAGCCAGAACTATCACCAAAGATGATAGCATCCATCTTGATATTCAATGTATCAAGGTCTTTTTCAGACGCATTGATTGCCAATGCAGGAATTTCTTTGGTTGCTAAACCTAATGCCGCAACTTGATTGCCTGCATTACCAATACCTATAATACCAACTTTTAACATAAAAGTCTCCTTTCGCTATTTATTACAGCTTATATTAATAAGTCGTTTATGACGACACCAATCTCGATCAGTTACCCAATCGAATACACTTAAATTTTTAGTAGTTTCAACTACAAAATCCATATACTTTTCATCCATATTCTGCATGAATGGTTCCATGAATCGAATGGATGACGTTGGTTCATTATGACTAAACCATTTGATTTGTTTATCAAATAGATCCATACCGCAATCCGCAAGGAAGCTACATATATCTGAATGATAGTCATCCTTTAGGAATTCTGGATATCGAACCCATACCAGTGTCCCAGATGATTTATCAAATACTTTGTATTTGGTTACGATAGAACCGAATCGTTTCTTTGATAAACGAGTTAATACACCAGTCATAAAATTAACTGATGTATTGAAACGGGTATAGTCATCATCCTGTACCATACTGTCATCTACCATAAGTAAGTATGTATCATACTCCTCAGTTGAGTGGGTGTTATATACACCAAATCCATGATATTCTGTATTGAACCGAATAATTTTCTCTGTTGTATCATATCGTTCAATCAACTCATCTAAACGTTGATTAGCAACAATCAAATCAGTTGGTTTATCGATAGGTAATACAATATGGGTTAATTCACCAATCAGTCCCGTTGAATACACATATTCTGGAACTCGATTATGAATGATATCATATAGATATTTCCCAACATCAAACTCAGTCGCCTTACTACAACGACCCCCAAATCGGTAGATGATTTGGGGATCTGTAGGCATAGAACGAGCTTCACTTCTAACATCAATTCCAAGGAATTCTAATACACGATGGAAGAAGTTAGCTTCCATCATATGAATATAATTCACTCTATCAGATTCCTTTGGAAGAATAATGGTATATGGATGTAAGTAGCTGAAATAGTCTCTTCTATTCATCTCTTATCTCCTAATTATGATCGTATCGATTACCATGACTACGATACCATTGATCTAAGTAACTAGCAATTCGCATCATAGTCTCATCATCAATATAATCGGATACGAAATAGGATACTGAGTAATAGCAAGAATATCGATTACCACCAGCAGAACTAAATTCAATATCGATACCTTCTAAACCAAATGCAGTTTTAACAGCATCTTGAATAGCTTTTCGGTAGGTTTCAAATTCATCTGGGTCGAGATATTTACTATTCACAGTAACCATAGGCTTATCATGTCTATGACCGTTGGCAAAGGTATAATAATCACCATTCTCATCTTTCATAACCATATTAGGGTTTTCTACATGAGTATCGAATTCGATGACCATCATATCTTTCTTACTATCCGGGATAGACCAGATTTGTTGTTTTAAGAAACGGATATCAGTATAATTACTCTTTCCATCTACTTTCATACAACTTGTTTTAATCGCAACTGTATCGAGTGTGCGATATAAAATATCCAATTGACCAGGAACTGTTTTAAAGGTTTTCAACTGTTCGAATGTAGAACGAACGAAGATAGCATCTAATTTCTTGGATGCTTCTTCTAGCGTGATGTGATGCATAGATACATCAGTAATCACTTCTTTAACGACTTCGATATGGTCTAACGGATACAGATGGGTTGGGATATGTCGCATAATGCAATTAATTACATTATCCAACACTTCACCATTTTCATCATGATATAAGTCATATTTCCGTGTGGATACTTCGGAAAGGACGACTGTTGTAGGCTCCTCATAATGATGGGTACCTATGATAATAGCCGCTTGTAGATATAATGCATGAGCTAGGCTATTAATAAAGGTAACTGCCGCATTCGGTGTTTCTTCACAATACTTTGGAAGGTATGTGAATACAGATTTTGTGTAAGGACTTAACATAATTTACTTCCTCTCTAATACCAACGTACCATTTGTACTAAACCCAGCGGCACCTGCATGCCCACCACCACCAAAGGATTCAGCGATCTTATTAACAAGAATAACTTTCTCTGGGTTCTTACCTAAGCGATAAATAGAATATTCCATTTTACCCTCAGCGTTCATGAAGAATACTAAACCAACTTCATAATCGTTTTTAACTGTTTCAAAGATAAAGCTACCACGATCAAGTGTGTTGATAGCAATAGCACTAACATCTTCGAACTTGCGAATAGTGCATTCAAAACCAGCACGTTGTAAGTTGGTTACAAATGTGCGGTTCTTGAAGTCCACAATTGGTTTACCTGATACCATGATTTGGTTTGTTACATCTTGAGATAGCTTCATATCGAAGAAAGCATCCCAAAATTCACAAGATTCATTACTTGGGCGTTCGAATTCTGCATAAAACCCATCATTGAACATAAGGTTTGTCATATATTCTTCATACGTTAAGAAACGCCACGTGTCATATTGACCTGCCATACGAACAGATTTAGGGAATACAGCATCCATAGATGGAGCGAGAAGAGATTCTAACGTAACCTCACCACCATTAATACGAACGTCGATAGCAGGATCAAATAATGTTTGGTCATCCAACTGCACAACACTTCTGAAGAAGTGTAAATACGTTAATTCACATGCCGCAAGACCATTGATACGAATACCTGGAACTGCGTCAATGTTTGGGTAGTTCTTATATTTGTTAATAGAGGAAAGATGATGGTCAATCCATACGATATGGTCGATACCAACTCGTTCAACTAATTCATCAAAATACTGAACTGGTAAACTAAAATCTAAAATAAATACAAACTGTGATTTCTTTAACTTACTGAAATCGAATTCCATATCATAATGAGCCGATATGAATTTAAAAGTTTTCTTTCTCCATAGTGGAGATAGCTTAGCACACATAGCTGATGTATAGCCATCCATATCATTATGATGAATGCATAGTACATCGAAATCTGTGTTGGTTGTGTAGGATTTCATTCCTACATTCATTAGGTTTTCCATAGTACCCTCCTAAATAATAAAAAAGTTCGTAATCATCTTCGGATCATAGAAAATTAGTAATTTCCCATACCCTAGACTACATACTAGCATAATATATAAACACAAATTAGGTTATATATTATAATGGTGAGTCCCGATATAGTATATTATTAAAGGAGTAAATGACATGAAGGATATTCAAATTGATTACAGTCTATCCCCTACAGACTTGGATTTGAACATTGAACTGTTACCTGAGTTCTATAACCCAGAAACAGTAGGTCCAAGACTACGAGTAATGGATTGGCATGAATCATTCGTTACGGACATGCTAACCAATAAAGGCTTTATCGTCAAGAGTAAGCCATTCAAGAAAAAGTTAAAAGATAAAGATGGTAACATCATGACACGGGGTACAAAAGAAATGGATGGTATCCATTCTCCTCGATTCGGTTCTGATTGGCAGGATGAGAATGCCTTCGCAGAACGCTATAGATGTTCTTGTGGTGAGACGATTGGTAAATTCTACACTGGTCAAATCTGTCCACACTGTAACACAAAAGTTAAATTCGTTGACGTGGATTTGGATATGTTCGCTTGGCTTAAGTTAACTGCCCCATTCCATATCATTCAACCATTGATGTACATTAAGCTTAAAGACTTCTTCGGTAGTGATACATTGGAAACTATCTTAGACTTTAAGAAAGAAATGGATATTGATGGGTACTATAAAGAACCTGATGCTGATGACAAGAAGAATCCATTCGCTGGTATCGGTATGATTGACTTCAAAGAACGCTTTGAAGAAATCATGTACTGGTTCAAAAAGAAGAAGAAAAATAAAGCAGAGCTCTTTGATAATATCATGATTGATAAACATAAGATATTTATCCAAGAAGTTCCAATCTTCTCTTCTGTGCTTAGACCTGTATTCTTCACAAACGAAGACTATTCCTATACAAAGATTGATACATGTTACAATGCGATGTATGGTAACTTCGAACGTTTGAATGAAGAATCCGAAGGGTTAAATCAACGGAATATTGCTAAGGTTAATAAGAACCTATTCCGTGCTCAAACTAAACTCATGGAAGCCTACAGTATCATCTTCACATCTCTTACAGAGAAAGAAGGTCATATCCGTAGAAATATCTTGGGTGGTAAAGTAAACTTTAGTTCTCGTAACGTAATCATTCCTGATGCAAAGTTACGTTCCTACCAAGTACGTCTTCCATATGTAGGGTTCATGGAACTCTATAAAGAAGAGATTATCAATCTCATCGTTAAATTAACAGGTGTTAGTTATAACGTAGCAGTCGATGAATGGTTTAAAGGGTATCGTAAATTCGATCCTAAGATCTATAAAATCATTCAATACATGCTTGCTAATACGAAACATAAGAACAAAATTCTACTCAACCGAAATCCAACAATTGACTTCGGTTCTTTCGTATGTATGGAAATTGCAGAAGTTAAGAGAGATTATGATGATCTTTCTTGTAGCTTACCAATCTCTATCCTAACATCATTGAATGCAGACTTTGATGGTGATGTATTGAACATCATCTCATTGAAAACAAACGAGTTGAAGAAATCCTTCGACCAAGTATTCAATCCACATAAATCATTGGTTATCGACCGCAATACAGGTCGTTTCAATAACAAGTTCTCCTTGATTAAAGACCAATTGATTGGATTGTATCAGTTCTGTAATAAATAAGATAAAGGATGTACTCGCTTGAGTGCATCCTTATTTTTTTTACGTTATAATGAGTATATGACCGAAGCCATATACTCATTCAATGTATTTGTTTTTGTATAAGAGAAGATTTTTAGGTAAGTTAGCCAAACCAGGATACAAGACAACCAATCTTGCATTACCATATTGTTTTCATTTATAAGTACTTCATTAGACAAGTCTGTAGAGGTGATACTAATGAACCAAGCTGTAGTAAATTCTAGTCTGGCACATACCGTTGGTAATGTGACATTCCAGATGACTGAATTCATTAAAAGTTTATTCACTCCTAATTTTTTTAAGCATACTCATATCTCTAGCCGTATGGCTTACAGAGAATTTAAGATAAACGAAAATCGTCAAGAGGCCGCATTCATTAAGAAGAATCGACCTATCTTGATTATCCGACCACATTTGGAATTTAATGATGACATATTCATGGCAGGTTCCATGTTCACTCGTATGTATAATGCAACGAACTTCAATAAGAACTATGGTCAATTCCTTCCATTATTCCGTGATGATGTGAATGATATCTCATTATCCTATTTCACGAATCGGTTCCGTGTAGTATTACAAGTCACAATGATGTTTGATACAGCTTATCAACAAGTGAACGTGTATAGCTCATTGATTAATCGGTTCAATGAGAATCAAGTCTATTGGAAACAAACGGCATTAGAGTGCTTTGTTCCAGGTCAGATTGTAGAACAGATATCTACGTTATCAGAAAAACCACTTCGTAATGAAGAGATGTCTGTTAAACCATTCTTGGAGTATTTAACAGGTCATTCTAATAAATATTGGACGTATAAAGAGAAGACCGCATCTTCCCATGAAGAATTCTTCTTATACTATCCAGTTACAATGGAATACGTGTTCACTGATATATCTATGGATGATTTGGCTAAACATGGTTCTGTATCTGAATCAGCTAATATTAACTTCACGTTGACAGCTGAGTTTAATACTATGGGTCAATTCCAATTAAGTACGGAACGTGATGATGTTGGTTTCAAAGCCAATATGGGATTAGATATCGGTAGTACCGATGGTATCAATATTCGTACATACTATACACCGTCTATTCGGTTTGGCGAAGAAGATGAGAATGGGTATAAACTCCTATTCACGAATATGTTCCAAATTGAAGAAGGTTTAGAACCAAGAGAGCCTGATGTATTGGACTTATCCAAGTTATTAGGTGATTCGGTATTAGATGAAATCTTACAGTATCATGATAGTCATGGTATTAGTACAGATATTCTATTCAATTTCATTATCTTAAAGAATGAAACGGTCTTAAAAGGAAAGAAAGAGAAACCTGATGATAAAATCGATTATGTGGTAGATCTTCCTCATAAACGGGTGTTGATTTACAATAAGAACATCGATGCTACCTATCGGATTCTTATCTATGTGAATAACCTATATATTAATCAAATCAGTGATAATATAAGTGACCTACAATCATATTATGAATATGATTATAAAGAGCGATAAGTAATATTTTTTTTGGAGGATGTAAATGAAGATTAAGAAAATTAAGCAATTATTAAAAGATATCAGAGAATTTAACCAACTCCCTGATGCTGAAGTTCCTGTGGGTGAAGGTCCTTTGCGAATCGGTGCTCAATTGATTCGTATTGTAAAACCTAATAACCACCCAAGTTTTAAAGCCATCTGCAAATTCATTGAGTCTATTGATGCTAACGAAGTCGTTGAAGAAACAGACCGTATCAATGCATCGATTGGGGCTCCTATTTTTGTAGTTATGGGCAATCCAGACTCTCCAGTAAAAGTGGTATTGTTAAATACCCGTTTTGGATATATTGGTATGAACGTAGTTCCCGATGAAGTGATTCAGGAGGAAATGACACATCATGCTGAAGTTCCTGAACTGGAAGATGAACAAGTCATCGAAATTCTAAAGAATGTAAAAATCGATTAATGACTAAGTGTACTAGACAATTTATACGTCTAGTACACTTATTTTGCATCGACAAGAGATTAATGTATTTAAAAGTAAAGGAGATTTTAGATTATGTTAGGCAAAAACACAATTATCAATGAAGTTAGTATGGTGGAATATCTTAAGAATAGATACAAACTACCATTAACCAACGAACAAGAGCAACGAGCTCAAGAATTCTTTGATTCCATTGATAATAAGAAAGAGAACTCTTCTGTACACTTTATTTCCCATAACAGTGTCGAATCATTAGATGGTGTATTAACACTCAACCGCTCTATTGAAATCGACCGTATGATGGAGAGTGTGTATACTGAAGATATCGTGTTCTCTTTGTTCCCAGTACAACCAGGAATTTTATCCGAGACTAGAGTCAAAACACATCACAATACGAAGTTAGACTCTATCTCATACCCAGACCCAGTAGTGGACCCTGATATGACGTACAATATCATCGTTATCCGCTCATTCGAATATTATATGCGTAAAGATCTCGTTGATCGTGTGATTAGCGACTCCATTACCTATGATATAATCATATTGAATACCGAATTGGATATTCCAATTGATGGTATTATCTTCGAAGATATCGACGAAGAAGAATTTAAACAATTAGGAACTAAAGGAGAAGAAGCGTAATGAGTACACGTCAATTATCTTCCATCCGAGATTCGTATCTATATTCCATCTTTAACCATAGCGGCAAGATGGACGGATTGCTTAAGAACTACTTAGCAAAATCCGTTGTCGTAGATGCGTCTGCTGTTGATGAAGCACTTAGTAACATTCGCAGATACTTTAAGTATCCGCTGGTGAATGATGTATTGAACGCATTCACACATAAAAATGGGTTATATGGTAAGATGCTACCAGTTGGTTCCAACTTGAACCATCAACTACCACCTCCATTCCCATTCTTCTTAGCAGGCAACCCGCAAAACTTATTTGGTATTGCCGTGCTTGACCGTGTAGCAAATTATGCTAAAGATGATAGCGGTCGAATTGATGTGGATCCAAAGAAACTCTATGTACTATTGGAATCTGCATACATTGCTAGAGTAGTACAACAAAACTTCTCTAAGCTAAATAATACAACTCTATACACAGATGGAGCATCTATCTATGCTCACATGCTAACTCGTGTATTCAATAAATTATTCGCTCTCAATGTAGATAAAGTAGCATTTGCTAAGGTATTATACTTGACTGCTAAATACTACTTCTTATCTATCTTGAAAGTACAAGATAGCGATATGGTTCAAAACTACGCATTGAAAGTATCTGGTTTAACAGAGATTGCTGTTCGTGATATTGAACAAGCATTCAAACCGGAACACTATACAAATATAGCTACCTTCATTACACAAATCCATGATTCTGCGTATATGATTACGAACACAATGAAAGACTTGACAGTTCGTGGTTATGTAGAATCTTTCTGTAAAATGTATGGTGATGCAGCGCTCTTCGCATTGGAGAACTTCAACTACTTTATCTTCAATATCGCTAGTGCTGTTAATGGTGGTTTCTTGAACAACCAATATGCATTTGATGATATCATTGGTAAATCCGGTGATAAACTTTATGCCGTAGTAGCAAACTTTGCGAAAGGTAAATAATTTCATATAATCGTTTCTCATAAAGGAGTTAACTGACTATGCCTGAAGATATTACCAAGGATACGGTAAAGAAGGATCTAGCCTTAGGTGATTTGAATCCTAAGATGTTTAGACAATTCTTTGCTGATATGCAGATTAAATCCTATCAATACGACTATCAAATCCAACGCGACTTGGTAGCTTATCACGAAGAACGATTTACGACAGCTCAGTTGAAAACTGAAGTGGGGATTAAAATGTTTGATGACGTGAACTCTGAACGAGTTCTCGTCTTCCCTATGAAACATCAGTTTATTGCAACAGGTCGTCGTAAAGCTTGGCGTGATTCTGCAATCTATAATAAAGCTTTAACCTTCGATGAAATCAATCGAAATCGAAAGCTTTTTAAATACAACGTACTAGTGTTCGTAGATAATAAGTTAATCACGAATATTAGAATTAAACCGAACGAGGAGTTCACGTATATCTACTTTAGACGTAAAGATTTGGCTAAATATCTTATCGATACACCTAAAGTAATCAATGTTCTCTTCATTCCAAATGCTATCGTTTCTGTAGCGGAAACGATCAATGCAACCAATACATCGGGTAGTAAGTTATTATTGAATGCATTCTATTCCACTAAACGTGAATTCAATGTAACCGATAACTACTTCGCTATCTTCCAAAATAAACAAACATTGGAAACTGAATTTACGGGTGGTGTACATTATAACCCAGACTATACCAACTTTACATTTGATGGTATTAATATCGCGGATTATGCTGATACACACCGTGTTATCTTAGTGGGTACGGAACTTCTATTCAAAATCAAAGCTGTGAGTGCTACACAACGCTTCGTAGATTTTGAACTACAAAAGATGCCGTTACCTAAAGATGATATCATTGTATTATATAAACATCCAAACCGTAGAGATTATGTACCAAATGATGGTACCGTAGTCTTAACGGAACACTATCCAAACATTATCGAAATCAGTAATCCTCAGAAGTATCAACTTCTATTGATTGCTTTATATGACGAAGCTACACAGAACCGCCATATCAAATTCGATACTGAAATGGATTTTTACTTAGAAACAGAACGATTGTTAGATCGTTATCAACAAGGTTCCGTTCCTGAGTTATTACAAAATTACAAACCTGCTGATTGGGATTATCGCCTCAAAGATTACTTTGAAAAGAACGACGGTATCCAAGCAGTAGATATGTCAGATAGATGGAATCCATTCCATTATAAGATGAACACGATTAGTGGTCTTATCAAACTATGGTCTGAATTCTATCTCGAATATGAACGTAGAACGTACGGTTTCTTAACAGGTTGGTATCATGATATCTCCAAATGGAGTGCTGAACATCTAGCTTCTAAGGAGCGTAACTCTACAGAACAAGATGTTCCTGTAGATCCTACTGGTCATATTCAAGTTGATCGTAAAACATTTGCTGAAACGCAATATGTATTTACATACAAAAATGATATGAAGTTCGACGATGCGAACTCCTATCTATTCTATATCGATGGTAAGATGGTTATCCCATCTGCTATTATTGTACATAGAGGTTTCCAATATGTATACTTACCAAAACGACTAATCAAACCTGATTCTATGATTGAGGTAGAACGTTTTGATGGTATCAACTTCGGTTATTGGATTCCATCTATCCCACAAGAGGGTTTAGAAGTACCACTTAAGAATATTCTTAAGACCTCTACGGTAGCTAACTCCTTCTTCTTAACGAATAAAGAAAACGAATTCGTTAATGATAGATATGATGTATTCGTTATAGATACGGAAATGGATAACGTTGAATCTAAATTGGATTTAACTAATTCCGTTTACTATATCTCACCTAAGATGAAACTTCGCATCGTTCCTAAGGAACCTGTGAATGCTAACAAAGGCGTGTTCTTACGTGCCAATAACCAATTGGTTACCTATACTCGTAAGAACAGTGGTGATGATTACTTACGTGATATTGGGGTTAACTTCAACTTACAAAATAACATCACTAACGTTAAGCAAGATGTGAAACCACGTCTTCGTATCTATACAGAAGATGGTCGTCTATTCTCTAAGAATTCTTATGTTATATATAAACATGAGAACTTCAAACAACGTCCAAAATTCAATCTTCCTATTAAAGCAGGTGAAACAGCGTTCCACCGTATTGCTTATGTGGGTTATGATGAACGATTGATTTATCATCGTCGTCATGTTCGTAATGATGGCTTTGTTGATTTAGAAGGTAAAACATCTCGACCTATCTGTTTAGCATACCATGATATCTACTTGAATGGTGTTCGTCTTCATAAGAAAGATATTAAAATCATTGCTCCATTTAAGTTCATTATCACAACTTTAAAGAAACATAACACATTGGATAACCTTGAAATCTATGAAAAGGTTCATGCTTCCGATGCTATGTTTAAATTCGATATTGATGAAGATTCTGCTTACTTAGCAGACCGTCTATTCAATAAGGATAAAGAATACCAAAAACACGTATTGGATTCTCTTGAAAAGGTTAACCCTGATGGGAAAATCAAAGATTTGAATGAAATTCGTAACTGGTATAAAGACTTATTGGATGATTGGTTCTTCAATCGATTTGTTAATGCCGACCGTCGGTATGACCTAGAGCTATACGAACCATTATTCGATGAGAATTATGGTTATCGCGTATTACTCAATGGTGATGACCGTGTACGTTGGCATGTAGCTCAAGAAAATCGTTTCTATATGTGGCATGATAAAACCCTAGAAGAAACTGGTGGTGTAAATCCTCCTCCTAGAAACGTATACGATGGGTTAGCAAATGACAATATTCCTGATGATAGTGTAACGATTACAGAACGTGAGTATATCGAAAACGGTATCTCCTTCGGTAATGTAAAAACTATCTATGACTATGATACAGAGATTCTTCATGAAAAAGAAGAAGAAACTCCAGAACCAACTGAACTAGATGGTGTAGATTTACACGATCTCAATCCAGCTAACTATAAGATGATTCATGATAGAGATAGCGATGAAGACGGTAATGGTTATAACCGTACTCATATCAGTACATATACTAAACCAAAACGTTCTGTTAATCCACATTCTCTTCCTCAAGAACCACCTGCTGATGTAACGATTGTTCCATTCGTGGACCCAAATCCTCGTATGCCAGAACATATTGCTACACCAGAACCTACATTACCTGAACCTGGTGAATATGAAGCATTGACTGAACCAACTGATTCTGTCATCAAATTCCTAGGTTCTAATCCATTCACGGATGAAACGAAAGCTAAACTTTCCGTTATCGTTGAGAATGAATTTGACCATACCATTAAAGAAGTTGCTCATGGTACAACACTGAATGCTAAGAAGCTCAATATTGTACGTATCAAGTTTATGGCAACTGAAGAATTATCCCGCAAATACTATGTTAAGGTAGTTGACGCAGATAATCATTTGGTATATACACATATTCTAACAAATAAAGCTGAAGACCAAATCAATCAAGTTCTCAATATCATCCCTGGTTCTATGACTGTAACAATCGAGAAACGTGACCCAAGTCGAGGAGAAGTTAAATTCCCATTGTATATGGAATTCAACGGTGGTTTCCCTGATGACGGTACCCTTTCCAATGGTAAATGGGAAGATGACGAGAATATTGACAGTCCAAAAGTCTTTACAGAAGATACTTACTCTTTATATGATGAATTCACTAACACCGCCACATTCACAATTACTAAACAAGGTTTAATCGGTCCTACGAATAAACTTCTTGTGATTCGTGATTTAGATAGCGGTAAAATCATTAGTCGCCAATTCTGTAATCCGAATACCGGTAGCTTAACAATTACGTTACAAAAACCAATTACTCGGATTTCCTTAGCGTATGAACCGATTCCTAGTACAGCTAAGACTATCCATATTGATACAACTTCTCCATTGTTCGTAGATCATATTAAATCTATCTATACAGTATCTAATCGTGTAGATGGTATCTATGTTGATGGTGTGGGTGATATCGTTATGGATACATTACAAAATGGGCTATTGCGAGTCGACTGTGGTACATCCACTATCCGAGTATTACTAAATACTGCGGTTACTGTTAAATCTACATTCTTCGATAACGCTAACAATGACCCTAATGATCCAGAAATCAACCCATTCATCCATGAATCTACATTCGGGGCTAGCGGGTTTGCTATTGATATCCCAGTTCCAGTGGATAGTGAATTTAAACCTGGTGATGCGTACTTATCATTATTCAATGCTAAGAACCTATTGAAACTCCATGGTGTAACCACTAACAAAGCTGAGATTGGTACTATTGTAGTTCCTAAATCCTCTAACTTGACTGGAGAACGAACAACTGATATTGGTCGTTATAAAGAAAACTTCTATCCATTATTTGCTAATGGTAGAAACTATATGGATGTAACATACAAATCCCCTGTTGTATTGAATAGTACTCCTAATACAATGACTACTGTTCGTGTTGGTACAGCAGAAGGTACTGTATCTGCCGTTGCATTATATGATCCAAATAAACCGGTAAGTAATTTAACATTCACTTGCCAATCACCATTTAACGAATACTTCATTGCAAATGAAGCTGTAGAGCATATCTACAAGATTGAAATCGGCGAATCTGACGTTGACTTCAAAGACATCTACACCTACTCAGTGGATGCTGGTAACTCAACTCCAGCACAATATTTGGATAGAGTAACTCCAGATACTCCAGCGGATAAACGGTATGTTAATTTCATTGATAACTCCATCTTCATGTTTAATTTAGTGAAAGAAAACAAAGGTGCTAAAGTAAACCTTGGTTACTTTGACCTCATCTTCACAAATAAAGATACTGGAGTGGTCGTTGATAAATATCGCTATGATAATCGAGCTAATGCTACTAGAGCATTAGGTGATAATGCATTGCGGTTAGATGAAAGATATAATAACTGCGTTCTTAGAATTAAACGATATATTCCACCTAGATGCTTAGAACTTACATTCGGTGAAGGTGTTCCTACTGATTGTATTATCTCTTCTGATGGTTGGAGAAGTGGTCGATATGCTCCTGATACATTCCCTATGTATGGTGAAGGTGAAACAGGATTAACTCGCACCATTACGATTGAACATGACCAGTTATTGAATATTGCTACTACTGGCAATGAAACTAAGGTGTTAACGGTTACCGATAATCGCACCCGTAATGTAGTTGCTATGTTCGCTACTGATTCAGTTGATATGGATGATAGTATCACATTCACAGCAGAAAACCCATCTTATGGATTCACGTTACAATACGTAACACTTCCTATGATGAAAGTTCATGTGGGTAATGTGATGACTATGTGTTCCAGTATCACTAGTACAATCGATGGAATCCCTGTATCTAAAGTATCCGATACCGGTAGCCAATGGTTATACGTTCCTACACAAACAGATAAATTTAACGTTATCTTCAAGTTCAAAGATCGTGCCATCAACGCTTACCATTTAGAAACAGCCACGATTCCAATTCCTATTGACGTATCTGCTCTTGCTGCAAATGAAGCTAATTTAACATCAGAAATTCATCAACATGCTGTGAGTGGCTATCACGCTATCCTAAAAGCTGTGGTGAATAATGCTGGCTCTAGTTTCACTATGACTGCTACATCTGTTCCGACTCTAACAGGGTTCTGTAACAATATAGCATCCGCAAGAAATAAGATTGATAAGATTGCCATTCTATGTTTAAGCAAAGCATCCACTCATACATACTTAGATTTAACAGTGGGTAACTCTGTTCCTACTACATTATTGAATCGTGATGCAATTCGCTTACGTACAATGGCTCCTGTAACACCAGAAGATACAGTATATCGTCCAAATACGATTGAAATGTATCCTGATTATCGTTTATACTATATGAATTCTTTGACTAAGCTTAGTCGTCTATATAGTCCTAATATCATTATCTATTTAGATGAAGTCTTTAAACTGGCTACAAACGCTAATGATAAGAAATATATCTACTTGAAAGATTCTGATAATAAGATTATCGACTATAGTATCTTATTGGCTACGAATGCGTCTAAATCCTTAACGTTATTCCCAAGCTATAATAAGAATCGATATAGTATCGATTTATCTGGTGCTTCTGATAAGAAAATTTACTCGATTGGTATGTCTGATATTGATGCCGCGATTACTAAGTATGGTATTGATACCATCTCTGTAGTTAAACCAGCGGCAGTGAAACGTCTTAACCAAAAGGATGGTAACACATCTTTACCTGTTCATACGGCGATTTCCTTTGGTCGTAAGGTTGATACTAACTTATACTTCACTGAGTTTGAGAATGAGTCTGTTCGTATTGAAACAGTTCCATCCAATACAACGAAAGGGTATATGTTATTAGATACGGCTAATGGTTATATCTCTGCTACTAAACTTGGTTATCGTACTGACCATGTAACAGAATTACCAATTCCGAATAACTTGAAATCGAATACAGCGACACTTAAATTCATTCCTATGACTGAATCTAAGACAATCTCCGTTGAAGGTTTCTCTGTGGAAAATAACTACTGTGATATCCTACACAATAATGCTACCTTATCTATTGGTGCTAAATCATTAGGTAAAGCAACTTGGGATTTAACGCATATCCCATATCAAGCAGGGGATATTTTAGCAGTTAGATTACACGCCACGATTCCGAATGATGAAAATAGAGCTATCATCACTGTCGTAGAACGTAAGAATGGTATTGAGAAAGTAGCTGGGTTACGTATACTTGATAAAGCATATGCAACTTCTGAAATTCTTGATATCCCATTCATCGCTCAATACGCTAGTGGTGTAGAATACATCGTTCGATTAATTACTACTAAAGATTTAGGTTTAGGTAACTTAGTATCTGTAACAATCGATGGTCAATCTGGTCAAGCGATTAATACGTTACACAATAACTACATTGGCGGTGCCTTAAACCGATTGAAATTTGTAGAGATGGTTAAATCCCAACATCGTAACAAATTCTCTGGTGATAAATACAATAACGATGGTAACATCCCTGTTATCTTCAATAGCATCGGTTACAATACGAAACCAAATGAAGATACTACACAATGTACTATCACATCACCTAGACGAATTAAATGGTTACCTGGAATGGATCTTAAACTATTCTCCCAAATTCCAAACAATGATAAATACGAATATCGTTTTACTGCTATCGGTACACAAACTAAACAACTTACGGACCCATTGAGTTCTGGTTGGAAAACGGTTACTGTAACGAATATGCAAGAACTCGATACCTATACTATCAAAGTATCCTCTAAACGTAAAATACTCCAAGAAAGTAAATTGCTTACTAGTGGTGTATTAGGTTATGAGTATATGAATAGTGCTGATAAGTTAACTCGTGTAAATCTAAATTACAACAATGGTGGGGATAGTATTAGAACACCTTCACGTGATGCAGATCCAAAAGAGGTTGGTATTACAGACTTCCCATATGGTGGTTCATTGACTGTGTACTTCGCATTCGACGCTTCAACATTCGATACGATTACTGCTAGAAAACACTATGTTGATCAAGATAGACTTCATCATCAAAATGTGTCTTTGAAAGTAGGTATCCAATGTGTGGATGCTGCTACTGGTGCAGTCATTGCTACTAAACAAAAACACGAATGGGAAATTATTGCTAAAAAGGTCCCTGAAGGTGGAGATGTTCCTGTCATTACTTTACTAATAGCTAAAGTAACTATCCAACCAATCGGCAAAGCCTTCAAGATTAAACTAGTTAACCCTTAATGATAAAGAGAATACGGATTCGTTCCGTATTCTCTTTTTTTTCTGATTTTTCATAGATTGAGTTACAAATATATATTATTTGAATGGATACATTAATGATGTATCCATTTACACATATGCTTTTTATATTAAAAAGGAGGAGAAAAATATGGGTATGGATAAATCCGAGCTATCATTCTCACATGAATGGGTAGCTGAGATGAAATCTAAACTACAACGGACCTATCCATCAATGTCTGAAAAAGATATTGAAGATAGATTGTATCGTATTATCAATACTCGGATGAAAGACCATCCATGTATATTGGATAATAACTACTTGGGAACATCGAGAGATACATCCCTATTAGCCATGACCGAATTCTTTGCTAAGCAAAAACCTATCTTAGCAGGTTATGGTGTATTATTTAAACCGCATGATAAATCCGCAAATGCTTCAGCGGGTTTGTTGATTGAAAGCTTGGATAATCGTAATAAGATTAAAGCTGAACGTAAGAAATACCCGCAAGGGTCATATGAGTTCCTTGTGAGAGATATAGGTCAAGGTAATGAGAAGGTTATCGCCAACTCATATTACGGTGCGGCAGGTGCAGATACATCTGTATTCTACAATTTGTATGTGGCAGCATCCACTACAGGTACAGGTCAAGCACTGATCGCTACTGCAGAAACTTCATTCGAAGCGTTATTGGAAGGTAACATTAAGTTCTTCGACTTAGATGAGTGCCTACTCTTCATTGATAGAGTAGTCAACACAGAGATGGATAAGAAGTTTAAAGTGTCAAACCCATATCGTGATGATATGGTAGAACGTACTGTAACTCGATTACTATCTCAATTTAGAACCGACCAATCTCATAATGAAGAATATCGTACCCTACTCACTAGAGTTGTATCTGATTTAAGTGAGTATGATATTCTTCGTTTATATTTCAAGAATAACCTATATGCATTCTTACGAGATGTAGATGAGGTTAAGGAACTATTAACAAAACTATGTTCCGAAACCAAAACGTTCCGTAATCCGAACAGGGTTCCGGAAGAAATAGAGGATGATATTACTCAGTTATGGATGTATATCTACCATAACGTATGCCATATTCACCCAACACGGTCTCGTATTGTTCGAGATAGTCAACATACTCGATTTGCTACAGTAACACAAGATACAGACTCAACAATGGTTACCATTGCTAAGTATATGGAGTTAATGTTAACACAAAATCTTACACCGAAGGTAGCGGCTGAGAATGAAGATGAATTAGACTTCATCTGTTGTAATATTATGGCGTATATATTGACACGTTATTCTCAATGTTTCTTAGAGCGATATTGTCAAGATGTACATATGCCAGCAGACCAACATCATCGTATCAATATGAAGAATGAGTTCTATAATCTGACGATGATCTTGACACCTAAGAAGAAACGGTATGTATCATACACACGTCTTCAAGAAGGTCAATTAATTGATCCACCTATGGTTAAAATCTCTGGTCTTGACTTCATTAAGTCAACTACATCTGATGATGTTAAAGAATTCTTTACATCTATCATTCATGATGATATTCTAAATGTGGATGAGATTAATGTAAGTACTATCATTCGTAAGATTAAGAACTTCCGTGAAGTCCTTAGACAATCGTTCTTAGATGGTGAGTTAACATACTTGAACTTAGTATCGGCAAAAGAACCTGAAGCGTATAAGAAACCATATAGTCAGCAAGCAATTAAAGCTACGATTATATGGAATGCGGTTGAGAAGAATCGACTCATCAATCTTCCTGAGAAGATCTTTATCGTTAAGATGGACTATAAAACAGAGAAGAAATTTAATGAAAATGTAGGTCGATTCGGTGATGCTGCTGATGCGATTCGTAAAGAAATCTTCGATAGCCCAATTCAAGAAATTGCTAAGGGGGGTATTAGCGTTGTTGGTATTCCACAAAATATCGATCGCTTGCCTCAATGGGTTATTGACACCATGGATATTGATACTATGGTAGATGATATTATCTCTAAGTTTAATCCTATCTTAGAAAGTCTTGGGGATATTACCTTACGAACTCGTTCTGGTACATCCCACATGAGTAACATTATTGACTTATAGAATAGGAGATGGGTATGATGGGTGAACGTATCTATAACTTTGTAAAATGGGTGGTCTATATTGGATTCACCGTGGTTTGTATATCGATGATATATGGACTATTGAAACTACTAGATTTTATTTATTAAGGAGATTCATATATGAATACACTACTACACGTATTCCAGGTAAATGAAATTGGGCTTGTATCATCTAATGTACACAGTTTCATTCCTGGATGCCCTTGGGCGTATTATACCGTATACAATAATACGGTAACAATCTATGATTGGGATGATAAGCAACTCTGCTATATCACCGATATTGATAATTATGATGTAATTGGCTTATATGCGAAGACTTTGCCTGGTACATATAAAGCAATCAAGATTTGGGACCATCGAGCTGATACCAAAATCAATATGTCCCATATCACATCATATGGTTGGTTGCCATTTAATCGGGTATTTAATATCGATGACTTAATGGTTGATGAGTATGTGACACCAGCTGTTATTCGATCTTTCCCCGAATATGGTGGAATCATTCTATTATATAAGGCACTAGATAGACTATGTCCTGGTGTATATGTAGCATCCAGATGGATGGGTAATCAAGAAACAATCGAATCGTTAAGTAAAGAAGATTTGGATTATATATTCTTACCATCTAAATTGGATAACCCTTCTGATATGATTCACACTATCGGGATTCATCGTAATCCATTGAATGGTTTAGTCGAAATTAATATCTTCACGAGTTCAAACGACCCATCTCAATTGGTAACAGAAATCAATTGTGCTATGAAACATATTAACTACTTTGCTAAATACAATGAAGCTGATAAGACTGTTGATATTTTCGATAATAGAGATGATACTCCAGAACGAGTGAATCGAATCTACGACATTGCTGCCAATGAATTGATTGCATTTGATTATAATGAAATCACCAAACGTTTGCGGAGGTTACAATAAGATGGAAGCAAATGCTTCCATCTTTCTATTAATCATAGTAAGTTCGTATACTGAGGTTTACAATCCAATATTGTAACTGATATATTATATTTTTGGAGGAAATTATGGCAAGTTATGATGTAGAAATCGTTGGTGAAATCGATTATGATGCGTATCATAAACGACTCACTGAAACCGTATTTAACATCCACTCCATTGTAGAAGATAAGAAACAATGGAAAGCTCTATTTAATGAGCTATATACGTATATGAAACAGGGGTATGAGCAAGAGAAGGTTCGTAAACACCCTGTACAATTTAGATTTTCTGGTGATAAGGCGGAACAGATTAAAACGATACCAATTACTCATTTTATCGTTAATATGATTATCTGGAATGCGTTCAGAAAATTGGATAAAGTGCAAGACATCGGCAGCCCACATATCTTTGATGGGTCTAAGATTACAGAGGATTACATTTCTGATTATATCAACCACAATCTCATTGCACCCTATCATAAAGAAGTAGATATCGTATCTATGAATGAAGCATTGGATGACATGATTTATTCCTTATCCCAGATCTTTACAGACTTTGGTATCTTAGCAGGTACTACAATGGATATGGAATCATTCATCGATTTAGCTCAACGTTATCCTAGATTCCGCGAAATCTTACACACGAAACTAGATGACACGTTACAACCAAAAGAGATTGAAGACACCATCTTCAATTCTCGTAAGGAGTTCTTAGATATTATCGTTAATGATGAAGAGAACCACTTGAAACCATTCCTAGTAACTGGTGCGGGTATTAACACTGGTCAGTTGCAAGAGTTTGCTATCTCTGGTGGTTTAAAACCTGATGTTGAGGGTAATGTTATTCCAGTACCTATCAATAGTAACTATATCGCTGGTGGCCTAAACTCTATCAATAACTTCTATATCGATGGTCAAGCTGGTCCAAAAGCGTTGATCATGAATAGTACAGTTATGGGTAAATCAGGTCACTTCTCTTATAAGACTATGATTCTTACATCGTCTTATAACATCAGTAAGACTGTAGATGACTGTGATACAAAACGATTGATTAGTCTTCAGGTTACAAACCGTAAGGTACTGAAGAAGATTAATGGACGTTATTATCGTCTACCTGACGAAGATCCATCTGTATTACACGTAGTCAATATGGAAACTGACGAACACTTAATTGGTAAAACTATCCTTATGCGTTCACCAGTAACATGTACGGCACATGATGGTGTATGTCATAAGTGTTATGGCGATTTGTATTATATCAATAATACACCAAGTTTCCATGCTGGTCGATTTGCAGCTACGCAAACAAATAACCCTATCCAACAAAAGATTTTGTCTACTAAACATATGCTGAAGACAAACTCCGATAAGGTTGAGTTCTCTGCAGACTTCTATCGATTCTTCGCATTGGATGCTAACAAAATCATCTTCAATGTCGATTCTAAAGAAGACTTGAACCAATGGTTCTTACAAATCCGAAATGAAGATTTGTATACTATGGATGACATTAGTAGCTCCGACTTCAACGACCATACAGAGATTATTTACCTCAGGAACAAGGATACAGACGAGATGATTCCTATTCAAGAAATTGGAAAACCTGATGATCCTCGTGAGCTATACTTGTTCTCAGATGTGAGTCGTCATCTAAAACCAATTGGTGCTGACTTCGTTGGTATTAAATTGAGTGTATTGGATATCGAATCTCCAATCGCTATGATCAATATCGTTAATAACGAAGTAAGTAAACCATTGAAAAACATTATCCGCCTATTGGATAAGAAGGACCATTATAATTGTGAAACCGTCGATGAAATGGTCAATGCATACAATAAGTTGACTATCGACTCTGGTATGAGTGTAGACTCTGTACATACAGAGATGATTCTTAAAGGTTTGATTCGCAGCAATGAAGATATTCTTCAACCACCTGCATTCAATAATGAAGAGAAGATGGATGACTACCAAATCTTAACAGTAAGTAAAGCATTGGCATATAGTCCATCTATTGCATTATCCTTATCCTTTGAGGAGTTAGGGCGTCAATTTGTTAAACCATCCACATACAATAAGTATCGTAAATCTGATTACGATATCTTCTTCAAAGAAGAGATTAAAGATGAAGCTAAGAAGTACAATCGAGCTCAGAAACAATATAAAGAAATGATGAGAGAGCTTAAATTACAACGGATGGCTTCTAAGGAACTACCTTCTGAAGAATAAAGAGAAAAAAGAGAATGGTCATCCATTCTCTTTTTTTACCGTCATTCCGATACTTGTAAGTATATATTATAAATATGAGGATAAGAAATCCTCATGTCTTTATAATAAGGAGGAAAATAAAAAATGTTAACAAAAATTGATGTTTCAGGTTTAAGTAGGGATGAGATTAAAAACCTAAAGGAACTAGTCTCACAAAAGAACCAACAATTGATGAGACTACTTCAGTGTACTCATAGTACACCAAGTGGTCAATTAAGTACTATCACGACCAAAGAAGGTGATGTAGTATGTCGTCATTGTGGGAAGATACTAGATATTCGTCTATCTAGTATTACCAAAACACCAAAGTCCGAATTCAAGTTACATCGTGAAGATATGAAACGGGCTAAGAATGCTAAACGTGTTATCGTTTCTAAGAATGACAATGAATGTCATTCAACTATCGAGGTTAAAATCCCTCGTAAAATGTACGATTTGCTAATGGAAAGGTATAAACCCGAAGAGCTGATAGACTTAGTTGAATCTATGCTTATTGACGCAAGATCATTGACCGTTCCGAAATGGATTGAAATCATTAGTGGTAGAATCCATGGGTTGGATAGAAACGTAACGTATGTAAACCTTACATTACTCGTATCATCCAAATTTAAGGAATCTATAAAACGATTAGCAACTGAAACCCAAGTGTCCAATTGGACAGTTAGGGTGCTATGGGCTCTATTAAAAGAGGATCAAGCGGTAATCAACGACTTATGGTTAAATGGTCAAACATTTAGTTACGCAGTTAGAAACTCATATCACTATCGGGATGTTACTAAATATCGTAATATCTCGTTAGATGAATGGGTTGATAAATATACAAAATCCTCATTAGCTCCAAAGCGTTTAGTTAATAATAGTAAGAGAAAGGTGGTTGCAAATGCCAATTGTTAGTCGTGAATTAGAAAACAAAATCCAAGAGTTCATTAGCATATGCGAAGGAACTAAACGAGATCCAATTATTGAGTTGAATCGCGCCATCGAGTACATCAACTCCAATAATAAGGAAATTGAGTATATCGATGCAATTTCCATCAGCCAAATCACGCCAGTGTTGGCTAACTGGATTAATAATAACCAAAAAAATATAGCAAATCGATTAATGGATATTATCGATTTGCTAGAACGCACCGATTGTAGAATCGTATCCCGAATGGGTAAGCAGGTGAGTGCTCATGTGATGAAAGAGACTCAGGGTGATATTGTCGGGATTATTAAACTTCCTAGACGATATCGTGAGCAGATTATGTTCTTGATGAAAGAATACAATCTCGACCCATTAATTTTCCGACTTATTGTAGTTGGTGAATTTGAAGGGCATGACATGCTCCAAGAAGCCCAAGATGAGGCGTACAAATACATGGCAAGTGCCAAACGTGACAAGGATGGAGATATCATATATGACTACGTATAATAATGGTGATACATCAGCTATTGTCGATATGATCCTTTGGGAGTGTTATCAAAAAGGAATAGATCCACGAGATCTATTCCAAACAGTACTTGATAACGTGCGAAAGGGGGATGTAAAATGAGAGTGGATATCTGGCCTATACTAGAAATCTTCTTCGAATCTGGCATTGCCCCTATGGTAGTAAAGGCTTTGAGCCGATAAAAGACGTAAGAAAAAGAGAAGCATTTGCTTCTCTTTTTTTTTGACTATTTTTCATCAACTTCATCAACAGTTGGTGGAACATAGATTTTATTCGCTTTTTGAAGTTTCTTACTTTGTTTTTTGTTAGATTCTTCACGAATAGTGGCACTGCTGGAAATAACTTTAGGTTCTTCACCAGTTACCATAGATTCATAATTAGTATCATCAATCATATCCATCTTAGTAGGTGGTAATGGTTGCGGTTTAGTGAAGTTGTCAGTTACTTCAGAAATGCTTAATGGTTTATCAGTTACAAGACGAGTAGGGTTGTCTTTAGTAACTGGTTCATAGGCTTGTTTCAAGCCTTGTTTTTTTGGGTCGTTTTCTTTATCGTAGTTGCAAAGATCGAGTTCCACTTTAGAACCATCACTCAATACTTCATAGATACGTACGTTGTACATAAGCATTTGAGAGATATGTTCCAATGTTTCCCAATAAGGGATATCGATTGGACCTGCTACATTAAGTACAGGAATATCACCACGATAATCGATTACGATTTGTTTCTTTTCAGTGAAAACGTTCATCAATAGTCCTCCTATATACTAAGTATTAGTAAATTACAGTATCAGGAACTAAGCGATCGATTTCGTCGAAAATTAACGCTTCTTCAACACTACCGATTGGTGCACAATCACCACATTCGGAAGGGTCTGTTTCAGGAATAGAATCGATAAGAGCTTCCAATGCTTCATCTTCGTCAGAAGTAGCTTCATCTTCAGTTTCTTCGGATTCAGCTTCTGTTACAGCATCATCTTCTGGTTCTACTTCAGCATCAGCTTCGTCAGCTTCACCTACATAGTTGAGGATAGCATCTTCGTCTAAGAAGAAGGATTCTTCAGTAGCTTCTTCATCAGAGCCTTCGCCATCTTCGGATTCTTCTTTATCTTCAGAATCTTTAGCGTCTTTTTTAGAATCTTCTTTAGAGTCTTCTTCTTTGTGACCTGTTTTATCACGTTTAGTTTCTTTTGTATCTTCTTCTTCCGCTGCTTCCATGATAGCATCACGTACATCGGAACCAAGAATACGTTCTAACATCAAGTCTTGATGTTGTTGTTCTGCACGTTCTGCTTCGAAAGTTGCATATAACGTTTTTAAAGCCATTGTAATTGACCTCCTAAAAATTAGTACTAATCATTTTTTTTAAGAAGATGTTCGTCCATCGTTTTTGAGGACGCCTTACTATCATTAGTAAGTTGATTAATGAGTTGTCTAAGGCTATATAATACCAAAGGTATGAAAACAAAGGTTTCTAAGCTATATGGGAACCTTCTACGGTCGATATTATCTAACCATTTTGTTAAACTCAATACATTGTCGGTTGTGCAATACATAAATACAAAGTGTTCCCAAGGACGTTCCTTAGGTGGTAATAATGTACTATCTTGATATTCGATAGCATGTAAGAAGTCCTTACTGATATACTTATAGTATGAATCATTGAATGGACCTATTGGATAGTCAAAGAATTGCATATATTTGATTCTTCTATCTCGATAATAGTCGAAGATAGATACTTCAGCCATCATAAACGTAGGTTCTACGTTGAAATAGGCGAGCACTTCTTCCCAATCATCAAAATCTTTATGAACTACCCGATCATAGATCGTGTTCTCATACTCAAAGTTATTCACTTGCCGTTCTTCTTCATATACATATACAGTATTATTCGTTTTCTTATCATAGAAGATTTGATTTCTATTCACAAAACGAGAGATTGTATAGTCATACATGATGTTTTCAGAACTTACCATGTATAGTAACGCATTGTATTTTGCATTGAGATACTTCTGTAAGTATCCAGTCTTAAGGTTTTCATAAATCTGGCGAATGCGATTCATCAACTGCAAGTCTTCAGATTTAATTAAACAGTTATCACCAGTACCAATATTCTCAAATACGCAGTTATATTCTTCAACCACTAATGTATCGAGCACATCTACATCGTGCTCGTCTACTGATTTAATAGTGAAGGCTATATTATAATACCCATTACTCTTAATGGTGTCGTATTTTACATCGGTTACACGAAATAGTGCCTTACGACCTAAATAGTCGATATAGAAATAATCATCAGGTAATGGATAAATCGTATTCGGTAGAATAACGGCATTGCCATCATAGGATGAGTTTAAACCTTCATCTTCCTCTTGTAAATCTAACTGTATCTGTTCGATACCATAGAGTGGGAAGTTGTAGATTTTATTATAACGGATTGGTGAACGACTATCAATCAATCCTTCTATATCTTTAAGACCTTTATCTGTGGTAGATCTACGTGTGTTCACATGATAGAATGTAGTGAACGTCGGTTTTTGCTCCAGGAACGTAGAATATTGTGACGTAATTCGACTCTCTGCGAGGTTGACATTCTGGTTGATAAACTCTGATTTATCAATAAATCTAGCCAATCGGTTTCACCTCTTTCTAGTAAGAGAATATTATAGATTTGTTTAAAGTACAGGTTTATATTCACCACAATCTAGTATTGATTAATTATTGTCTAATATTCGTCACGTGGTACGAGCATTTCCTCCAATAATATACCATAACATGAATTAGTCTATCAACAGAACATGCTTAACTTTTCTAGTTTTGTAAACTAATACAAGTCATTTCACATGATACGTTTTCACAATGTTAGGTACCACAGATCTGGTTATGTTCTTCTCATAGGACCTGGTGTCAAGCCATCTTATATACATACGTCTTACCATCATTACACATGCAATCAGATCGATTTACAAAGTAAATCAAAAAAAATAATTAATCAGAAATTAATAGTCGGATACGCAATTGCGTATCCGATTTTCTTGTGTCCCATATACTATAATGAGGTATCGATGGGGGTGTGATTTATTTCGTGTGTAAGATGTGACTGCCTAGGGATGAGCAGTCGGGAGAGATTTTTATTTCCATGCATGAAGGGAATTGTATATTCTACTTACCTGGGTGTGATGTGTTGTTTATGGGAGAGTAGAGAGAACCCAGTGTCGGGAAGTAAGGAAAAGAACCCGACGGTAGAATATTGCAAGGAAACGTATTGTTGGGGCTCCTAAGCCGTTAGCTAGATTGGAGTGAAAGCTATAGCATTAGGAAGTTATCCATCGATACCTCATTATAATATATGGGAAAGGATGCTGTCGAGGGTTTGTGTGTTAAAATAAGGGTTTTCTGTTAGGTTGTTAGTTTGTGTGTTATTTGGTCTATCAATAAAAAGGGGTTCTTATTGAATAGGAGTTTGTTTGACAGCATCCCTCCATATAGATGTAGATTGAGTCGTTTCCCTCAATCTACCTGTTAATAATATATATTTATTTTACGAGTTAATACGTTTGAGTATGGTTGTCTGTAAGTCACTCAATACAGTATCACAATAATCCTCGCTAACCAGAATACATTCCATATGTTTCGGGTCTTTTGGATTCATACTATCGAAGTAATCAGAGGCTTGTTGTCTAGCCTCATAGATACACTCTGTGATAATCTTTGTGAGTTCTTCATTTGTCATACGTCATCATCTCCTAAGTAACTTGACCTCTTGAGCACATATCTTATCGCTCGGTACACCAAAATCTTTCTCACCTGGATAGGTGTTATAGATAATTTTGATATCTTTATACCAACCTTTAAGATATAATAGGTTATTATAGAATCCTGGTTTCTTATCCGTATCAGAATAGATATTAACGGTTAGGTTACCAATGAATCCTTTCCGTAAAAAGAATTCTAATACACGAGGGAAACCAGAACCACATACGGCAGAATAAATATGAGTTCCTTTACGTTTTTCGCCCATATTCATCGCTACAGAGAGTATGTCGAATATCCCCTCAGTGATATGTAAAGTAACGTCATTATCCATAATATCTGGTTGTGAGGGTATCGTATAGAACTTCTCAGCATCCACGATATGTTCAAAAACTTTATAGTTGATGTACCTAAACTTACTGTTTGGGTTAATAGAACGAAAGATGATAAAGTTCTTTGATCTCGATAAGAACCCAACGTAATCTCGTTCTAATTGTTCCAGACACCATTCGTATTTCTTATTCACTTCAATCTTATTGATTTCTAAGAAGTCTTTAATAGAGGTAACTACTCGTAATGCTTCTAATTGGTCTAATTTGAAGTTAATACCTAAACGGTTTCTAAGATATTCCACCTTATTCATATGATGTTCTTTTATAACAGGTACTTCTACATTCTGTACCTGCCCATTCTTAGTACGTTTAGTACTAGCACTACGGCGACTATTAGCACGATTAAACTGTTCGAGTTGCATCGTACTATCAATATCACCGATTTCTTTATCGACTAGGAATTGTCGATCTACCAATCCAGCATCTTCACATATCCAGCAATGGTATACTAATGGTTCATTATTACGAACCCATATAGAACAATGAGCACCATCATGATGTTTCTTTGAGTCCCCACAGATGGGACAGCGAACCATCAGATGCTCTTTATCTTCCCATCTGGCATATGGGGTTTCTTCAAGAAGCTGGATTACATTCTGAATTGATGTAATTTCCATGTCTTTACCACAGTTTCTCCTGAATCGCGTTCATAACAATCGGGTGAAACTCTTTCTTTACAGAATCGGGTTCACCTCGTAGTATGTCTATCACACCACGATAATTACCTTTTTGTAATTTCTTTAATATTAGATAATCACGCAATGAGATTTGCATCATTCTATGATGTCGAAGATTACCGTCACATACGTTATATTCGGCAAAGAACTGATAATCACCGGGATCAAGATGTATAACGTCGGCATCATGATATAGCTGTTTCATATATCGACGCAACCGAGATAGGTCTTTTTTCTTATATGAGCCATAATGGTCCATCTGGTGAAGTAGTTTACCCCATTCTACCATATCAGAACGTTTTGCTTTATTAAGCACTAATAGCAATTGTTTCATGTAGGTTTTAAATTCCATATCATTTTCTCCTCATGTTAAAAAAGAATAGGGAATAGCAATCGCTATTCCCTAGTATAATATATACTTAGATTTGGTTTACAAAGTCTAAGAATTCTTGTGATAAGATATCAAGATTCATCTCAATTGGTTCACCTGTTAGTTCAGGATTATCATAATCCACATAGGTGAACTCGGTATTGATTAAGGTGGATAGGATATTAATAATCAAATCACCTTTACCTGCATCATTAATCGTCTTAAACTTCTCATTCCGAATATTTTGGTATACAGAAGAAGTTTCCACTTTCTCAATGAACTTGGAGTTGTGGATAGTACGACTATTGATTTTACCATTGATATTAGCGGTAATGATTTGGTTCAAGTATTGGTAACCACTGAACTCCATCTTACGCTTCATTAATATCATTAGCTTGATGTATTGCTTTAACGTAATATGGTTCAAATCATTATAACCACCGAAGTATTTACTATAGTAATAGAAGATTAAGTTCTTACTGATACGGTTGACTTTAAACTGTTCCGTATAGAACTTGATTTCATCTTTACTAATCTTGATACGGTTTTCACGTTTGATGCGCTTGATCGTGCTATCAATGTTAACCTTTGATAAGAGAATGATATTCTCGTCAATCTTAACAGCACTCATTTCAAGCTTATCTAAATAGGATAAACCTTCGGAGTCTTTCTCCTGATTGATTTCCTTATAGTTCATATTGAAGTTCTTATGGGAAGAATACTTCAATTGTGTTTTGATAATAACACTGTTAAAGGAAATGATAGATTTATCAAATTGGTACTTGAATACGTTATCAACAATGATATTCTTATCCAAGTATTCTTCAGATCGAGAGATAACGTCCACAGATTGTGCTTCATATTTATCCCAAATGATCTTGTTTTTCTTGTACGATAACTGTACAGACACATTGATGGAATTGAACAACTTTTGATATAGGTTAACATGCTCGTTTTCTTCAACTATATCAAAGATTGGTCGGTAGTATTCAATCAAATGTGCATTTTCGGATTTAGACTTCATTGTGGAGATGTAATGCATCACCATAGGAATGAATATCCGAATAAAGATAGAAATTAACATCAATAACTTCGCATGATGATTGGTAAACTCAAGAGATTCATAATAGGAAATCCCTTCTTTTTTCTTTTGAGTTAAATCAACACGATAGTTATCGTTGACCATGTTCATCACTTTCTGATACATGGTTGGTGTTACTATATAATCATATAATAACTTGATGAAATCTTTTCGACCCATTTTAATCTTACGAGATTCAAGCAAGTACTTAAGACCTAAGTAGTTACTCAATAACTCATTATCTGGATCATAGAATTTGATGAAGTAATTCATATACTTCGTGATTTCATCGAACTGCTTTACATATGCATCCTTATACACTACGTAGAAGTCATTTAATCTACGTACTTGACTAGGGATGTTAAAAATAACGTCGAATGGTACAATGACCTGTTTCGCTGTAAAGGTGATGACTTCATCACCAGGACCATATACCCATTCATCAACAGGTATAACACCTTCAGGGACAGGGTCTAGTACGATATCATTCGTTTTTACATCTTCACTCATCTTATCTTCTCCATCTCAATGTGAACTATAAAACATAACAACGTCGAGCATCATAACGATAATATATGCTTATCTTTTCTTTCGAATTGTTTTTGTGGTTCGCGTTGTTTTAATCGATTTGGTTGTCTTTACGGGTTTAGTCAATGATGTTGCTTTCACAGGTTTCGTTGTTTTGACTGTGGAATTGGACTCATTATGGAATCGATGCCGTTTGAATTTATCAACGTTAAGGGTTAAACGATTCTTAATGTTCGATAGGGATAGTCGACTGACTTTGTTGTAGATTCGTAGAACCTCATAGTAGTCCTTAGTTCGTTTCACTAAGTCTTCAAACTTTCCGAAGTTTCGGTTATGTAAGTTTCGTATGAAGCTTGGACGATTCATAAGATACATAATAGCGAAGAATATCGTGTAGTCAAAACCAAGTAGCTCTTTTGGATTCTGTTTTGTAGGTTTTACCTTAAGAATCTTATCATCAAACTTGTCTTGTAGACCATCGACCATTAACCCTGTATGATAATATACATAGGCATATCGATAAGCAAATGATGGAGCATTAGAGAATGCTCGTACAGTCCAGTTCTGTAAACTATTCTGTTTAGCAATATCATCAGTTGGAGCAAAGAATTCGAGTATTACATCATAGGCTAACTCGATTCCTTTATCTATTGATTTACCCGAAGGGATTTTCACATGGATAAAATACGATGAATGGGATTTATAGTACTTGACTTCCAAATTAGGAAATCGTTTAATAAACTGCTTATACCGTTCTTTGAAGTTTCCTTCTATGCTAGCGTAACCATAAATGGTTTGTTGCGTTCTAGCTCGTTTCTCGGTTAAGAAGTCTTTCAGTGTTGGATAATATCGATCCATTAGCACTATCTCCATTAATCAAATAAAAAAATAGATAGAAGGAAGACAATAATTCCTTCTATCTATTTGTAATTTAGAGCTTAATTTTTTATATCGGCTGCTAAGTATTGGTTGGAAGAAATGATAACACCGATGATGGCAATCGCACTGCGTAAGATTTCAATATCTGTACGGCAGGAGTTGATAATATCATTGGAATATACTTCTGTTACCAAGTCATAGCAACGGTTTTCCATGGCAGAGTTTTCTACAATGTATTTTACACTGTCACGGGTTACTTTAGGATCTTTGTTTTTATGAATCGTTTGTACAACGTCTAAGAATGATTCGTATGCAATATTCGCAATTGTTTTGATAATAGGGTCTTGGTCACTCAAACGAGTATTCAATTCAGGGATACATGCTTGAATGATGGCGGTATTACAACCAGGGTTAATACCATAACGAAGAGCAGAATCACATGCTTTAATAGCATCATCTAATGCATCATCGTTCATTTTCTTTTCCAATTCGCTATTGCCACCAACGCGAATCGTTGCAGATTTCAATGCTAAACGAGATAAACGTTCTTTAGCAGCGATGAAGTCTTTGGAGATATAGCGTAAGTTTTCCACTTCTGCTAATTCTTTTTCCATATCACCACGAGCAATATCGGTACGAAGTTTAATCATGTTCGCATCTTGGTTAGTTAAACCAGTGAATTCGATTGTTTTATTAGTCATTAAGACATTTTCAACAGTACCGAATCGTTTGGATACTTCTTCTAATAACTCATTGACTTTTTCTTCTGGGTTTTCTGGTACTGGACGAGAACCCCAGAATTGTTCGAATGCTTCTGGTTGCATTGTTTCTTTGGCTTGTTCATATTCATTCCATTGAACTTGTTGACCATTCAATGTATTCAATGTTTCTAAGAGATGGTCGGCATCCATAGGGTTAATAATTGTATTACCTAAGAATGCAGAAGCATCATCATAGATATCACGTTGAATTGCTTTGAAGAATGGTGCTTTACCAAAGATCATTGGGAATGGAATCGCACCAGCTTGTTGTTGCTGTTGTTGATACCAAGCACGGAAACGGTTAATATCATTCTTCACTCTATCTAAGAATTGGTCATCATAATATGGAGCTACTACTAATAATTGCTTTTGACCTGTTGCGTCAGACTTAGCTATAGCTGCATTCATAATCTTGATTAAATCCCAATGCTTATTCTCAAGGGTGAAGTTGAACAGTACTACGGATGGTTGTTTTAACGCCACTTTAGTACCATTATCAGTGTTACAATAGATGCGGTCTAAGTATGACGCATCGATATAGAACATGTCATCTTTGATTTCATAAGAAGGTTCGTTTGTATCAGACATAGCTTTGCTAATCGTTACGTCACGACCACATTTCTCATAGATTTCATGGATAATATTCGTATAGGTTTTATCATCATTTGTAGCAACCTTAGCAATATTCGTCACAATATCCAAGAAGTTCTCATCAGTCAACTGTTGAGCATTGGATTGAATATACTGCGTTGCTACGTCGACGAATTGATTTACATATTGCTTCAAGTCGCGAGGACGCAATGCTTTCAATTCATCGGATTGAGATAAACGATTTAAGAAGTTATATGCTGCGATGATGGAAGATGTAGAACCATCACCAACTTTCATAACCATTTGATGAGAGATAGTCAAGATAGTATTTAGGATAGTATTATCTGTACGGTTATTGAAGTGGATATTCTTCAATACTGTGAAACCATCTTTAGTCAAATGGTAAGTACCCATGGACTCAATGAGTGTGCTGGCACCATAAGGTCCTAATGTACTTTTTAAAGCAGAAGCTACCATTTCGAAGATTTCTTGCATACGAGTTTTGAATTCTGCTTCGGTAATAACATTCCAAGGATGTTTATTTTTATTCTCCGGAATTAATTGTGGGAAAGTAGGTCTAGGTACAACAGACGTTTGTTCCATTGTATCAAAAGAACTACTTGTATCTTTTACTACTTTAACGGCGATTTGATTATCTTCCGCTTGATTATAAATTTCACTCACAGTGGTATCTCCTTTATCCATTAAACAGGTATGATTCATTAATAACGAGTATAGGGAAAGTTGATACATTGACGTTATCCGCTAAGTCATGTTTCAGTATAAAATCCCGTTGATAATTATAACCATATGCTCCAACACCAAATACCATCTTAGGGTATTTACCTGTACTGATGAGCTCCGCAACTCGATCAGCATCTGTGTCGTACACTAAATTGACAGAACCAATTCTGTCTAATACACGTTCCAAGCTAGCACCTGTCACGTATTTGATTTTACCTAAACCATGCCTTACTTTGAGATCAAACAATTGACGTTTATCATAGGTTGGATTCCACACATAGATATCGTTAATTGCCTTCGAAAACTTATAGTTCTCAAGTACTTTATCAAATTTAAGTGCTCGATCATCATCAATATACAGTTTCTTAGATTTATTATATAGAAACTGATAATTCTTTTCATAATCAAACTCTTTAATCGCTAACCACTCGAGAACATTCTTTACTGGACGATTTAACCAATGAAGCATGAGTGCTTCATCCGTTAAGGTATCCAATAGCTTAAAATCAATTAAGTCTTTAAATTTATCACGAAATCGCGTCTTCACTAAGTCTAATATATAGAAATCAGCTGTCTTAATGATGTCACGATACGTTACCAATATAGTCAGACTCTTGAGTTTATCATCTTCACTCATAGAACCTCCAAAAAAAATACTTCCGAAATACATCGGAAGTATTTTTCTAGTCACTAACGAATTACATCAAGTCACTTAATGCATCAAAGGATGCTGTTGATGTTTCCGCTAAAGAACCGCCACCATTATCGTTAGATAAGCTATCAGTAGGAGTTTTTACATCCCAAATATTTTGAGATGCACCACCACTAGAACGGTTCACAAAATTAGTACGATTACCGCTACCATTATCAATACCTAATTTACCAGAAGCTGCTGCTCTGAATTCATATTCTCGGTTGATACGGAAACGGTTGGAAAAGTTGTCTGCATGTACACCAGCATTCATTAATGCTGAGCATGCAGTAAAGAATTCACCTACACCAACTACTTCGGTGTATTGGTTATTCATATCGATTTCACCTGTTGCAGGTGCATATTTGGTAATCACTGGGTGTTTATCGAAATGGAATACCATAGATTCTGCAGGAATACGGTTTTCATCCAATTTACGATAGATACCAATAAATGGTTTTACTTCACCATATTGGTTAACGCCAGTGGATACTACGAATAAGTTAACACGTGCACTAACAACGGCACGAGTACATTCTTCCCCTTTTTCAATAGCAGGGAGAATATCTTCTTTAATATATTTACCCACCAATACAGCATTATCTGGACTAAGTGCTACGGATACAGATTTTTTGTAATCGTATACTTGTTTATTAGCACGCTCAGCTTCAGGAAGTGCTGGATGGATTTTAATGGATGCCATACCATTCCAGTAATCGAATACGATGGTAGCATCTCCATTGTAGAACTGAATCCCACGAGTGTTGATGTTGTCGGTAGGATTCGTTTGACTTTGACTTGTCATAGATGTGTTGAATGCCATAATAAAGCCCTCCAAATATGAAATAATTTATCAATACCTGTTTGTTAGCTATAATGTTAGATATTACTAGCCCTTTCGAACAAACAGTAAAAAGAATGAGTATGGATTATCCATACTCATTCTTATAATATATACTTATTAGCTCATTTCATCTTCTGTGTATGTGATGTAAGAATCGATCTTAACACCATTCTTCGATTTAAGATGAAGGTTTTCATCTGGTAGACGTAATCTCCATTTTGTGGAATACACACGTAATGGAATATCGATATAGGTTTGACCTTCTTCGGTAATCATAGTAAAGGATATGGATCCTGTTTTAAAGTTGGACCAAGTACCTTTATCATTCATATATTCCAATACAAGATTTTCTAATCCTGCTTTTTGGGAAGATTGCATAAATGCTGCACCATCGGTAGCAGTATCATCTTTCACGAATTCATGAGAAATGAAAATACGTTTAGGAGAGAACTTAATATTCCCTTCAATACCATTAGCAGTATATCTGAGCTGTTCTCCTAGATAGGATTCTTGGTCAATCATCCAAGTATATAATGGAATATCCATATTTTCGATTTCTGGACCATAAATGATAGAAACAATACCGATATTAGGTTGACCAATACGGACTTTAGGTTCGATGGTACCACCATATGTGATATTATAGTTACCAGTTGTACCAGGTGTTAACCCATTTGATTTATCATAGGTTGCGTTGATATTAACTTGGTTATTACTGTTATACTCATCGCCATTAATAGTAACGAGTTTGCCAGCTATATAACCAGCACCTGCACCACCACCACCAGATTTGATATACTTAGGAACGCCATCTTCCATGATAAAGAATTTACTTACTTTACCAGGTTCACCATCATGACCAGGTAAACCGCCAGCACCACCTTCAAGGATAGGGTTATCATACCCTTCTACCCCTTCAATCCAAATCTGTTTAACAGATTTACCCGGAAGACCTCGACCAGCTTCTAATTGCTCAGCAGTTAAGGAATTCAATCCAGGGTAAGCTGGATTAGTATCGATGGTACCATTGAATTTAGCACCTGGAATTGGTTTGTTATTGGTAACGATACTATCACCTAGTAATGCATTATTACCATTCATACTAACGATATTAGCAATCGTTTTATCGGCGGTAGCAACCTTAACTACGGTACCACGTACATTACCCATACGAGCAAAGTATCTTTCAGTATACGGCTGTGTTCCAGGGTCATCAGTTTTAGGACTTAGACCTTGAGTACCGATGCCACCCATACCAATAGCATCTACTTTAAGTACATGCATCGTAGGTTCACCGTTACCAAAGTGGAAGGATGTACCATTAGCTTCTTTAGATCTAGTAGTCAATGGTACGTCTGCACTTACTAATTCACTAGTACCACGTTTAGGACTTGTATTATCAGTAGCATTACCGAAGTTACCAACTACTACATTGAGAGATTCAATATTGGATACATCGATAACCGCAGACCGTAATTGACCCGATGCACTATGTCTATATGATGATGTAGTATCATTATATAGACCGGATGGTGTACCGAAATACAATGGTGTATTCACAGGGATTTCAGTACGAGTAACTTTACCTGTTACACCATCAATACCGTAACCGATGATAGGAGAACCTTCAAAGGAAACGGTTTGGTAATCTACGGAAGAACTAATCAATCTATCAGTTTTACCCGTTTCAGTTACATATGTTTCTACAGAAGAACTTGATAGTTGAGCTTTCAGTGTAGTGATATTTTTAGGTGTTACGTTATGAACGTAATCGTATTCAGAACCACCACCAACAGTGATCACGCATACTTTAGTTACACCCACAGGAATATTGAATGTATATTGACCTGGTTGGGAATAGATCGTGACACCATTAGCAATGTTTCGATATGATTTTGATTTTAAACGAAATGGTTGTTTAGTAGCGTCATCTGGCTTTATGTATATATCGAGAAGATTCTCGTCATACGAGTTTGTAGAGCCTTGGACGTACCCTGGCATAGTTGTATTCTCATCGATTTTGACGTCAGTTGAGAGGTATGGTTGCCCATCCTCTAGGTCACCAGTCGATGAATATATGTCAGCATAGAAGGTTTCGTTCGTAGTATCTTTGGTAAACTTAAATCGTTTATTGAGTTTAGCCATTATTAACGATTGACTCCTTTCTTATGAAATACTTGTAATTG